TTTCTTGACCAGCAGGCGCTCGTCCACGATCTGAAGCCGCTGCTCGAGGATCCGGCGCTCGCGCTCGGCCTCTTCGATCTCCTCCTCCAGACGCCGGATGCGCGTCTCGGCCAGGTCCGCCGAAAAGCTGGTCAGCAGATCCTTGATCTGCAGCTCATCGCGCTGGAGGGTCGCCATGCGCGCGGCCAGGGCCTGCAGTTCCTGTCGCAGTTCACCCCGCGTTTTCTTGATATCCTCGAGGAGCGCTTTGCGCATCTCGTCCATGCTGGTCGCAATCCACGCAGCATCCAGCGCGGTGATCGGATCCCCGGGCCGCTGCTCATTCGTGTTCATCCGGCTCCACCATGGCCACGAAGCCAGCCACCACCGCAGGATCGAAGCGGATCCCACTCTGCTCTTGGATGTAATTGATTGCATTCTCCTGCCTCCATGATTTCCGGTATGGCCGGTCCGAAACGAGCGCGTCGTAGACATCCACCACGCTGAAGATCCGGGCCTCAAACGGGATCTCCTTGCCGGCCAGGCCGCGCGGGTAGCCGGACCCATCCCAGGTCTCGTGATGGCAGTACGGAATATTGATCGCCGCCCGCAGGAACGGGATTGGCGACAGCATGTCATAGGCCAGCTGCGGATGCATCTGCATGATCTTTTCCTCGTCCCGGCTGAGGTAACCCGGCTTCAGCAGGACTGCATCCGGGATGCCCATTTTCCCGACATCGTGCAACAGCGCGCCGCGGTGGATATTTGGGAGATCATCCCTCGAGACATCCATTCGTCGCGCCAGGCGCATGGTCATGTCGGTCACCCGCTGCGTATGGCCGGCGGTGAAATGATCCCTGAATTCCAGTGCCTTCCCCCAGGCCTCGATAGTAGCCTCATAGGACCGCTCGAGCTCCAGCCGGGCTTCCATACCCCGCGCCGCGATCCGCAGATCCCGCTGCACTGCAAAGGGTAGTCGATTGAGCTTGTCCTTGCTGATGAAGTCGTCGGCGCCTGCCCGCAACATCGCCATCACCGTATCTTCGTCTACCGAGCCACTCACCACCAGGAACGGAAGGTGGCGCGCGCTGTGCTGCGCGATCGCGAGCGCTTGGTCGGCCGAGAATGACGGCAGCACATAATCGCAGATGATTACATCCCAGGCCTCGCCCTCGAGCGCAAACTGCAGGGCGGCTTCGGTCTGCACGCGTTTGCAGATCACCCGGTACCCGGCCTTTTCCAGCTCGCGCACCACAAGAAGCTCATCGTCGGGGGAATCTTCGATGAGCAGGATGCGCAGAACTGGCCGGCCGTTGTGGCGAATCATCGCGCGTCAATTCCCCGCGTCCTTGACGTTGATCAGGTAGAGCACTTCCGGCTTCGAAGGCGAGGCGGCGTTTCCCACGGCCTGGACTTTGACATAATGCAGGCCGACGACGGCAAAGGGACCGAACAACATATGAATATAGGGTGAGGCAATGGTCTTCGGGATGGTCAAGGCACTGCCGCTGGGCGGCGTGTGGGTAATGTTCGCGCTCGCCACAGTTTCCCCTTCCTGCAGGTCCAGGACCTGCACGGTGATCGGCTTGACCTCGGTCTTGCTCATCTCCAATTGGTATTCGATCATAGGTCGTCTGCCTTTCTCCTCTGTGTCTTATGCGGCTCTTTGGTTTGCGTCGGGTAATTCACGCGTCTCTGGCTTCGAAAGATCTGCGCGGCCTTTTGAATCAAGACTCCGCCTCCACTGATCCATTCCGTGGCCAGTGCGCCCGCGGTCGTCAGAATGCCGGCCAAGCTTTTGCTGATCGATTTGACCATGGCACCCGCGCTCGTCAGCGTGCCGGAGAAGAACTTGCTGGTTGATCTGGTCAGCGCGCCTGCGCTGGTTAGCATGCCGGCTCTGAAAACGCTGGTGCTCTTGTTGACCGTGCCGGACCCGGCCAGGGTTCCGGTAAAGGTCTTGGATGTGGAGCGGAGGAGTCCTCCAGCACTCGTGAGTGTGCCGGCAAGGACCTTCAGGACCGTCCGTACGCTCGTCAATGCGCCAGATGATGCGAGTGCACCAGTAAACGCCTTTGCTGCGCTCCTGGTTGTTTCGCCTGCACTGGTTAATGTTCCAGCAAACGTCTTGCCAGTCGATTTCACAAGCACACCCGCGCTAGTCAACGCGCCGTCCATTGCCTTTAGAAATGTTCGCACACTGGTCAACGCGCCAGCGCTTGTGAGTGTTCCAGTAAAGAGTTTGTCTGCTTGCTTGATGAGCGCACCAACACTTGTGAGTGTCCCGGCAAAGAGTTTACCGACCGATCTGTCAAGCGTGCTCGATGATGTTAGCGTGCCAGTGATGCTCTTTGCAGTTTCTTTTACCAATATCCCGGCGCTCGTGAGCGTCCCTGCGAAGTCACGAATATAGCCTCTCGCAGTTGTCAACAAGCCTGAACTGGACAACGCACCCGCCAGTATCTTACCCGGCTCTTTTAGTACACTCCCCGCGCTGGTGAGGGAGCCAGCCAGTATCTTACCTGCTTCCTTTATTAATGCCCCCACGCTCGTCAAAGCCCCTGCAAGAATTTTACTAGCCGACTTACTAATATCTCCCGATGAGGTAATAGTGCCTGCGCCAGCCTGTTCATATGTCGCACCAGCAACAGATTTAGCTGGATATAGGAACCTTACCTTTACCGGAAACCCGCGCCCTAATCTCGCCATGTCAACCTATCGGAGGAGCTTGCACATTATTGTTGAGTAACTCGATAGATATAATAGCAAAATCATCACTTACGGCTCCTCCGTCAAAAGAGATTTCCGCCTCTTCTGGCAATGGACTGACCGGGCCAATGTCTGAAACGACATGAGAACCCGATGCGCTCTCAACAGTGACTCGTCTGTTTTGTGCTATTCCAGTGTCTATAATCCCCGAAAGCGCCGCACTGATGAAGGTTACATAAATAATAGAGTGTTCGAGTAATAGAGGCAACCCAATACTTCCACCCGTGCCAGTTCCGCTAAACGAGTTAGTTGCACCAATGCTTCCTAAACGACCATAGGTTGATGCGCCAGCACTACTATTAGTGACTCCCGATAAAGTAACTTCTATAGTGTAAGCGCTTGGACTCAAGTCTGGAATATGCCACACCTCGGCGCGTATATTATTTTTGGTTATGCCGTGAGCAAATGTAAGATTTCTTGTCACGCCTCCCGTCGTGGCCGTCACAGATATGCCAGTAACAGACGAACTGAAAATTGCCAGACTGACCACCAAGCCATATAACTGCTTGGGATCGTTGACATCTGCTGCGGTATGACTCCAGCTATATGTCGAGAGAGAGGCCTGGTATCCAGAATCGCTTGAGACAGCGTGTCTAATCATTTTCTTTCCCTTTTTTTTGTTTGCTCCAGGGTAGAAGCAATGCCGCCACTCCAACACTGATGATCTTTAGAAAGTCGCGTCGATTCATTCTGCGCCCTTTCATATGACTGATGCGCGAACAACGGCCTGCTTGATTGTCAGAATCTTTTTGGATGGAACCAGAACAGCGGCGACAGGCTTGAGAGCAACGACAAAGTGCCACTTATAAGCGCTTGTCGCTTTGGTGTACGTGGTGTCACCTGTTGCGCCCGCGGACGCCAGTTCGCCGGTTGCCAATCCAAGGTGACCACCATTACCCGAGTTATTTGCGTTATCGACTCTCTCTGTCAGGCTTGCAAGGTTTGCATTTGTAAAACCGGATACCTCAGCCGTGCTGTTTGTGTCGGGTTTGGCCGCGCCGACAAATATCGCAATCAATCTATCCGCGCCGCTGGTATTGTTCCCTGTCGCTGATCCGCTGGTATCCTCAACGGCTTCTGAACTAACTTGTATAAAATCCCAGGGATTGCCGCTTTCGATGCAGCCGCTAAAACAATATCTCTGTGCAAGAATGTGGTTGCCAGGGTCGTTGGTAACAGGGGCGGCCTGACCACTATACCGCCTCCAGAATAACGCGCCGCGAGTTGCAACCGTTGCAGTACCGCTTGGAACGCTGATTGGCGATCCTGGACATTCCACAAAACCATTGGCGGTTGCCAGTGATATTGCCTCATCCATTGATTCGCAGAGCAAGAATTCTATATCTTGATTTGCCAAACCAGCGCCAGCAGCGGGAGTAACAGCATTTATTGAACCTGACAATGCTCCGGCAGAACGAAAGGCGGGAAAAGCCATTTCCTACTCAGTGAACCAAACGTTCACAAGATAATCCGTGACCGTTTCGGCTGATTGCCAGGTAACCCGGACTTCCCAAAACTCAGATACCGCCAGTTCAATTTCACGTCCTAACGGGAACTGAATTACCATGCCTGATGTGGCAGGGACAAGATAACCTTGTTGAATGGTCGGGGACGAACCATCTGTTGTGTCATTGATACGTGCTGTTGTTTGAGACGTTCGACCACCTGGCTGATTGAGCAACGGCGTATAAGTCGAACCGCCGGAAGGCGCGGCGGTCGTCTTGACCAATTCCACCTTGACAGGTTTCGACGCCGCGTTTGTACCGTTGAGCGTTACATCAATCTGCGTAATGGTCGCGCGTACCTGTGCGCCTGTGGCAAGAGCAACAGCGACTTTCACCGATCCGGCTGCTGCCCCTGCTGTAAGCCCGGAAGTGACTGAATAGAGTTGCGGCATATTAGCCTCCGGCTGAAATTGTCAAGGTATAAGTAAATTGGATCGAATCGCCGTTAACAACGTTTATCACCGTGAATACCGTTCGATCCATCAGAGTCCCGGCGGTTACGTCGTTGAATAGCCCATGTTCCGTAATCGCCTTCGTCGTGGTGTATGAAATCGTTCCAACTGACCGGTAAGCGTTCGCGGCGCTTTCGGTCTGCGTCCCGGTTGCGCGGCTCTCGCCGTCGGTAGTCTCAATGCCGGTGTCAGCCACATTCTCAGCAGTCGTGCCAACGCCCGAATCGTGGAATTTGAAATCGCCAAATACCGATGTCTCGGTTTGCAGCTGGTCGGTCACAAAATTCACGAACGCGGTCGTGACCACCCTGTAGCCCAGGACGCCATAATTGATCTTGCGTCCATCGGCGCAAATCTTCAGCGCTTCCAATTTTCCATATGCGACCGCCAGCCCGAAAGCGCGGGCGAGAGGCACGCCGATATGAACAGCCAGCCAGCCGCGGATATACGCCAGGCGGCAAACATTTTCTATCCGCCAGGCCAGCGGAGCGCGTTTCGCGCGCTTGACTTTGATGCCAAGCGCGCCTATGGGCTTTAGTACAGACGAAGGGTTCATGTTGGTCTCCTTTGCGCCTAAGCGCCTTTCAATGTATAGATCGGCTCGAGGGAGATCTGTCCCGTGATGCCGTTTCGGATTTGCACGTATACAAAAGCATCCTCTCCCCGGATGTAGGGTGTGGTCATATATCCCTTGTTCTTCTCCGGCGCGCGCCGGGGATTGTCGATCGTACCCGGAGGTGTGTATGCCCGAATAAAGAGTAGGGGAGCATACGTCGAGATCGTCTCGATCCAATAGCTCCTGTCCCAATCGTCCCAGGTGATTTGCTCGAAGCGGTCCGGGATCATGGACTACACCTTGAAGACCATGTTGAACCGCGGGATCCGGCAACCGCCGCTCGCCGTCCATGCCACAGCTGCGCTCCTGAACATGGAGATGGCATTCGACCCCGGTGTGATCATCGCACCAAATCCAGCCGCGCCCAACACTCCATTGTCAACAGGGACTCCGATCAATCCCTCCGCCAGGGCGTTGGTCGTGCTCTCCAGCTTGAACGGAGCGGTATATGTCTTCGTGCCAAGATTGCTGGTGCCATTCGTCCCCTCGGCAACCATCAGCCTGACCATTCCCTCCGGCAGCACCTGGTACCTGTACAGCGCGCTCCCAGGGTTCACCGAATAACCCGTGACAGATGGCGTTTGCGTCAAAGGCGCCCATGTCAGCAGTCGCGACTGATACACAGGCCGGTTGATCACCACCTGGGTTGTGATCGACCAGTTGTAGGACGCTGCCGCAGATAACTGCGCTTCGAAGCGCCCGATCAATGACACCTCATCGGTGCTATTGAAATTCGTCCAATTGCCGGCTGGATATTTTTCGTCGGTGGACGTGTTGACAAAGTCGGCCATCGTGCGGGCATGAGACAGCCGGCTGAAAAGGACCTTGAGGCCGGCGCTTGCTCCGGTCTCATAGAGCACGTACACAAACCAGTCGATCGGCTGGCCGGCCAGCTCCGCGCTCCCGGCATTGCACCAGTTCGTGCCGGCGTTTTTGGTGACCGACAGGGACGATGTCACCACGCGGAACGTGTCGCCGACCTTGAACGCCATCGGGTTGTTGGCGCTCGGGCTCGAGCCGTCCAGGTGCTGGATGGCCACAGTCAGATTGTTGGACGCCACCGAGGGTGCGATTTTGTAGAACTGGTGAGACACGGAGGCCAAATTAATCCGGAAGTCATCCGGGACCCCGTCCGGGTCCTCCACCAGGTAGAGGATGCTCTTGCCTTTCAGCTGCGCGGCTGCGGCCTTGGTCAGTGCGATCAAAGATTCATCGGGCATAGTGGTCTCTTATGGATAGGAGGTCAGGGAGGGGTCGGCACCTTTCACCTGGTATGTGGCACTCATGGTGTCATACGTCACAGTGCCCGGCAGTTCGAACACTCTATCCAGGACCTTCATATCTTGTGTGATGGGGTCGCCCACATAGGTCTCCCAGCGCGAGCTCCTCACGAATACACCCTGGAAGTGCAGATCGGTCGGAACGGAATCATAGTCATTCTCTCCGGCCGCGATCTCCGCGATCTCTGCTGCAGACAGGATCCGGCCATAGACCCGGACGTCTTTGATCAAGCCATCCAGCCTTCCGGCCAGGTCGTCGCTGATAAACTTTCGGTTGCCTAACATAAAAATCGAGCTCGAGTCGCTGGCAGGCACGCCAGCAGGGGTCTCAAACTCAGTGATCGCCACCGAGGCGCCGTCGACATAGAGGATTGGGTCATTGGCAACACTACCCTTGTCGTAGGTCACGGCGATGTGGTGCCACGCGCCTGTCTTGCCCACCATCACACCGCTGGTGGTATCCCAGATCCCATCCTGCCCCCCCCCGGCGTGATTCTGCCTGAAGCGCAACTTTCCGCCCGTGCCCAGGACGACGAAATACCAGCCATTGGTGACGCCATATTTCGCCATGAGCGTATAATTGTCGAGAGTCCTCAGGTATACCCAGAGTGACAGGGTTTTTTGCTGCAGGTCCGTCAGCCGGGGTGACGTGTCATACAGCACCGCATTCTTGCTGTTCGCGACCCCACTGAAATTGACGGCCAGGGCTTTCAGCGCTACCAGCTCCTTGCAGACCCACGAGAAGGTGATCACCCCGCCCGGCGTGATCTTGAAGCGCAGGCCCTGGATGAAATAATACGCATCGATCGCGGGCTTCGTGCACTGGATCTGGGTCAGGCTCCCGATGTCCACATGCAGGAAGGTCTTCATGAGCGGGTCCGACTGGTTGGCTGCAAAGAAGGCCTGCACCATCACGTTGCGTGGGTCCTTCTCGGTGTCCAGGATGAGGTTGGCTTCCCGGGTGGCCCCTTCGATGTTTTGCTGGTAGACCTGCCGGATCGATAACGGCCGTTTTCCATATATGTCCCGGGACGACGGATCTAAGGCGACGATCTCGACCGGATCGTATGGGTAGATCCCATAGCCGCGCAATTGCAGGAAGGTGGTATAGCCTGCCGCGCCGGTGTTCGAAAAGAGCAGGGTGGCACCCTCGGATGAAAAGGTAGGGGTGATAATCAGGTTGGCAGTCAGGTCGGTCCCGGTCCCGTCTTGATTGGCATACATCTTATAATCCGTGGTGGCTACCGGGTTCTGCAGGTTTGTCCCGTTGATCGATCGTCCGCCGACCGGGTCGCGGAAGTACACTTTGACCTCCACAGTCCCCAGCTCTGGCAGGAAGATCGGCTGCCCCAGGCTGAAGAGAACCTTGAGCGTGGTGTCGACGGTCTTGGGGTACACGGTGAACGCCACCTCGTTGAGGATGTGTTTGCCATGCACGATCTTCAGGTCCTGGAAGGTGTTGTTGTAGACGGCCTGGACAGTCCGGTTGAGGAGCAATTTTCCCCCATCCACCTTGCGTAAATAGAAACCGTCCGATTTTTTGAGCGCGCTGCCGTCCGAGTTGACCGGGAGCTTAGCCAATTCACCGATGTTCTTCCGGGATCCACTCGCCTCGACGCGCAGCCGCTCGCCGCCCTGATCCAGATAGGCATAGCCAAACTCGCTCAGGGTCAGATCGTTGAGCTCTCCATACACCATAGTGTTTTTGGTAATGGCGTCGAAGACCGTGGGAAAGATTTGGGCGCTGTTCTCCACCAGGACCTGATCCGGCTGGATGGGAATACCTGAGAGCAGCGTCGTCACCGCGTCGGCGAGACTCCGGTTGGTCTGCACCGCCGTCTGGCGGACCGGCTGATTAGCAAGTTTTTGGAACCAATCCAGTGCGGTGACATGCATGCGCTGGTTGCCCCAGACCCCGGTGTCGATATCAACCTGACTGATTCGTCCCAAAAACTTGGTACGTGTGGCACCCGCGTACGTGACCTGGATGCGCACCGGCGTACCCTTCGTGAACGCCAGAGATCCTGACCCTGGCGTGAAGTCCCCGTCTGCATTGTTGAGATCAAAGCGCAGCCGGCCGGGTTCCGCCAGGCGGTTCTCGTACGAATCATCGGATATTCCTACCTCCACTTCAAGGTCGGTGACCACATACTGGGAGATAGCGGTCCAGGATCCAGTCAGGAAGACCTCGACCATATGCTCGGCATAGACGGCCATCAGCGCCATCCCGCTTTTTGCAACTGCACCCCCAGCACCCGGCCGAACACGGTGGCCAGCCGGTCCTCGTCGATCGCGACCAGCTGCGGCTGCATCGGCTCCACCCGGCCGTTCACATTCGGCCGGAACACTTCCGGCTGGAAAAACTCTGCGACCTGGTACGACTGGCCGGCGATCACCGGGCCGCCCGATGCTCTCCGTTTGGGCCCGGGCCGGCTCCCTCCGCCAGTGGTGCCTCCTCCGGTTGTCCCTCCGCCGCCACCACCTCCGCCAACATCGAGCATATTCGCAAGCCAGTTGGGCATGCTGGCATTCACGCTGATGGTGATGGAGCGGATGATCCCTCTCAGAATGGTGTTGATCGAATCCCTCAGTTCTTGGACGGCACTCAGGATCCGCTGCTTGCCATTCTCGAACCCCTGCACCGCCTGCTGCGTCCAGGCCAGGGCGCGCTGAAAGAACGTCTTAGCGATGTCACGCAGCTTGGTATTGATCTCGACCCCCAGGGACGACAGCCGGCCCAGGAGCATGCCAGCAGCCGGCGCAAACCCCATCGTTAAGTTGTTGGCCGCCAGCTGGCCGCCGGTGAGGAATATTTGGGAAAAGTTCGCTCGCCAAGTGGCCATGGTCGCAATGGTCGTCGTGACGAATTCGGAGATTTTGGTGCTGATGGTGGTAAACATCCTACTGAAAGCATCGATGTTCTCTTCGCCGACTGCGCCGGTAAACCAGTTTACGACAGCATCTTTGATCGCCTGGCCCGTGCTGGATGTCTGGAAGAATGTGGTCAGGACATACACCCCTGGCAACGCCAGTCTCAGGAGCCATTGATCGTCTAGCTGGACTCTGGATTCGAGGTCCGTCGTAAATAGCCTTTCGATCGCATCCCCAAATGAATCCCCGGATGCTTTCCAGTCATGCTTGTTGATCGTCTCCGCGGTCTTTTCGTCGATGGCCTCCCCGATCGCGGCCCAGTCGATCTCCCCCACCGCCTTCACCATGGCATCCATAAGGTGCTGCGCGCCGGCCAGGATTTTGGATTTCGAGCCTTCCCCGTCCCCCAGCTTCTCTACCCATGACACGATCTTCTCGGAGAGTTCTTCCGGCCCGCCGCCCGCAATCCAATTATCAATGGATGTGCCCAGGTCATCGATCAGGCCCCCAATAAACTCATCGGTCTCTTGCAGGAAGCTCCCGAGAGTAAGATTCGGGTCGGAAAGCAGCTCGAGAAACCCCTCCAGCGCCGGCATGACCTTCTCGGTAAAGCCGACAGCCAGGCCCAGCCCGATCAGCTTCAGCTCCTCGAGATTTCGGTTGAACTGCTCGTACCGGCCCGGGTCGATCGCCAGGCCCAGCCGCTCCACTTTCTCGGCGACTGCATCGATCCCGCCCTCCTGGGCAAGCGTGTCGAAGAAGTCGACCAGTTCGGCGCCGCTCCGGCCGAAGACTTCGGTCAGGAAATTGACCCGCTCTTGCTGCGTGGCAAAGGAGTTGTACTTTTCGGAAATCTCCCCCATCAGCATGCCCTGGTCCTTGAGAACGCCGTTCGCGTCCTTGACATTGATCCCCCAATCCCTCAGCGCCTTCCCGGTGGTGTCCAGCCGGCCGTGCGCATCCACCAGGCCTTTTCCCAGAATTGTCAGGCCCTTCGTGAGGGTCCCGGTATCGGTACCGGATTTCCTGAGCACAAAGTTGAACGCCGCGGCCTGCTTCGCAGTCCCGCCGATCACGTCCTGGATTCCATCCAGCTCCAGCGCCCATTTCTCGGTGGCTTTGAAGGCTGCGACTGCGCCGGCCGTGAAGCCGGCCACCAGACCAGCAATGCCGGCGATCGATGCCCGGAATGTATTATCCAACGCTTGAACGGGGATCTGTAAACTCTCAAGTAACACGCTTGGCCTCTTTTACTGTAGCACGGTACCGGGCAGTGAACTCTCGGAACTCTGCGTGCTGTTGCTCCAGGCTTTTGGACTGCGCAACCATTGGCGGGTGGCCGAGGTGATTTGGCATAAACACACGTTCCGAGACCGCGCGGGCCAGAGTTTTGCCACTCATATTGGCGATCACCGCGGCGAGCATCGCGAAGCGTTCATCTTCCCGGTCCTGGCTAAAAGGGTAGATCTCAAAGTACACTTCCCAGTCCATGAGCTCGCTGGCCGGCAGCTCAAGGACCTCCTCTACGGACTTGTGGAGCTCCTGGGCGAGTCGGTAGTGGAAGAATCGAGGGCTTTTTTTAGGTTACTGGCCACCTCGTGCACTCCGGAAAGCTCCAGGGCTTTGTCGGCCACTGTGCGCAGTTTTTCAAAGGGAAGATCAGAGAGAGTTTCCACATCCGCCTCGGTGAAGAGCAGATTCCCGTCTCCATCACTGACCGACATGGAGACCAGCAATGCGGCGAGGCGCATCGCCCTCTCCATGTTGACGTCCGAGCCATTGGCCTTCATCGCATCGATCTGCTCGTTGAATCTGACCATTTGGCGCCCGGTGAGCTCGCGCACATAGACGGCACCCAGGCCGTCTATTTCCACAGTTTCCCTTTTCAGGTTTTTGGCGCTATTCAGGAACGCCTCGCGCGTGGCAATCTGTCTAGGTCTCTTCGCCATGCCAGCTCCCATTACGGTGTGATGATCAGGGAACCGGTGGGGGCAATGACGACGGTTAGCTTGCTGACATCCGGGCTGTTCGCGTCGGCTGCCTCTTTTTTGGCGGAGAGGTAATACCCGTCAAACGTCATCGATTCAACGCCGTCCGAGATCACCACGGAACTGATGGTCTTGGACGCCATCTCATTTCGGATCGTCGCCAACACCCCATCCACGACGATCACAGACAGGGTGATATCGCCCAGGGTGATCAAGCCATTGGGGATGCTTTCGGCGTAACCGCCCGAGCCGTGATTGGTGGTGTTGGCTTTGCCCGTCGCAATCTCCGGGAAGTCGATCACCATGCAGGCGCCAACCGCCACACCACCCTTGGTGAGTGTAGAGCCATAATTGGTATAGGCTTCAGTTGCCATCTTCAAACTCCTTCAGTGTGCCAGATGAAAAATTCCAGCAATTTGCGATAGAGGCCCGGTTCCGGGTCGGTTGTGTCAAATTCATTCTCGCGGGTGGCCAGCTTGAAATTCGTTTGATTGAAATTCAACGCTGCCTTTACGTTCTGCGTAATCGTCACGCATTGATCGTAGCTCTTCGACCACACTGACACCTGGAGGCGGACACGATCCATCACGCTCTCGCCATGCGCCCGGATTGGCAGGGTCGAAATGAACTGATAAACGATGAAGGGATACGGGGTATCCTCCGGCGCCCTCAGCGGGTACACTTTTGCGCCCCGACCCTGCAGTACAGTTACCACGGTTTCCTCAATCGTCATGAAACACGAATCCCAGGAAATTGACGGGAACTCGCCGGCGGTCTGACCCACCTGCTGGAACCACGACCGAGGGCAATCCGCATTTCACCGATCATCGCCTCAGCCACTGCATTCAGGATCTCACGGTTGTGTTGGTCAATGGCTGTACGCAGGAAGGGCTGGGCTGCCATGTAGCGAGTGCCGAATTCCACGAAGCCGCTATACGGCGCGCGGGATTCGACATTGGACGTTTTGCTGTAATGCCTGGCAATGATGTGATCTCGCAGGTATCCCGTCTTCACGGGTGCATTCCGTCGAGCAATCTCTGCGATCTTTTCAGCCGCGGCCACGGGAACGATCCACGGTACATTCTCGAGCGCTTTCAACTGTGCAATCAGTTTTGCATTCGGGCTTGCCATCCGTCAGGCTCCTTCCGGCAGCGCTGAGATCTTCAGTGCTGCGCGGCGCACGGTCAGGCCGTCGACCATGCCGTCCACCTGGTAGGCTTTTCCTCGGACTACCACATAATCGTGGACGTTGATCGTCTGGTCCAGCCGGACCCGCAAGACCGCATCGCCGCTCAATACGACGACCTGGCCGCCGCGCTCATCCTGAAACTCTACCTGCCGGACCTCGAGTCCACACGGCACATCCTCGATCACGGCCCAGGCATGCTGCTCCTGGCCAAAGCTGTCCTGGTAGGCGCCGCTGCTGGAATAGATCGTGCAGATCTCGAACAGGCTCTGCTCAGCAGACGCCTGGAGGTCGGCGAGCTCGCTCTCGGAGATCGGGAACATCTGGATCAGAGCTGCAGCGCGGCATACTTGATGGCCACATTGGACGCTTCGAAGTAGATCCGGCTATCACTCTGCTCCCAGCCGGGCCGCCGGAAGCGGAAGGCGGCGATCTCGCCGGCTGCCAGCGAGTAGGTAGTAACATCACCGCTCCGGCCTTTGTCATCCGGAGCAGAGGTGAGGGTGAACGTGTAGGTGGTCGTGGCGTGCGTATTCCACACAAGCAACAGATCATCTCCGCTGGGAACGATCTGTTCCTTGTTCACGGTATCGGCGGCAGTAAAGGTGAGATCCAGGGAGTCGGCCGCGACAGGCAAAGTCGGATACGGTCCCTTGGGGATGATTTTTGTGAGCGTTACTCGGGGCATGGGATACTCCTTCTATATTCCCGTTTCATCTTCGGGTCGGTAAGCGTAAGGATCATGTTTTTGGTCGATGGCTACCACCTGGGCCTGGTACGCCGGGTCATACGGCAGGGCGGCCTGCTGCGCGAGGACGAGCGACTCCTTGGCTTGCTTGAAAAGCTGGCTGCGGCTGTAGCTTCCGCCATCGGCCGAAAAATCGTAGAGTGCTGCGAAGTTATCGACCACATACCGCCAGGCCGCGACCCGGGCCAGCGCGCGCAGCTTGGTGATGTTGGCCAGCCCAGTGATCGTGCTAATATCGGTCGTGCCGCAGGCCAGCACCGCATCGTTGACGGCCTCGGAAAAGTCGCCGGCGTCGCTCGGGCCGGCCGTGAGCGCCAGAGCGCTGGCCACCTTGCCCAGCAAGGTCTGCATATACTGGCCGAGGGTCTTCTCGGTGTACGCAGCAGGGATGGCCATCACGACTTCTTGGTGCGGCCGCGCGCCGGCTGTTTTGCGGGCGGCTCAGGTTCATCTTCTTCAGCGGAGGGGGGCCGGTCGGGTTCGGCGGGCTCGTCAACCGGTGTAGCTGCTTCAGGCTTGACCGTTTCCATGGAAATGCCTTCTTTGATCGCGCCCGCCTGGATCCCGATGGCCAGCAGCGCATCGGCGACCGCCTCGAGCAGCATCAGGTCTCTGACCTGCGGATCCTTGATCCCGACCGGATGGAGCCCGGCGATCAGGACGGGGACCAGGCTGAAATGTTCAGCCAGGGCTTCCGACGCAAACACTACCTTCCCGACCGCCTCCGCCTTCCGCTTCGCAAGAATGGTTGGATGCATAGTTCCTCCACGCCGCCCTTGGGCGGCAGTCCCCTCTCCCTGGCCGGGAGAGGGGAGATCTTGAAAGAAAGTAATTCGGGGAGCTTACGCCATCGGGGATGTATATCCCGTCGGAATCGCGTACGAAGCATTGGAGACTCGGTAAATCACGGCGCCGACACGATTGAACGCGCCGAAGCCGGCACTGCGTAACCACTGGCTCTCATAGAACGGATGGTCATTCCGCTCGCCAACTTTCTTGAAACCGCGCAGGGTCTCCTCCGGCTCTTCGCGCATCTTGAGCGGACGCGCGCCGCCGGTAGTCATGGACACGAGGTAGTTATCAGGTAGCGATTTCCATTCGGCAATCCAAACCTTGTCTGTGTAGCCCAGAAGACTCCGGGGGCCACTCGGGAGCGGGATACCCAGAGTCCCGGAGAGCACACTGACTCCCGAGCCTTCCTGTACGTTCGGGTCCCGTTCGGGGTAGAACGTGGCCAGGCCCTCCACCGCACTCTTGACGTTGGAGGGAATGAAGGCAATAACCTCGCCCTCATTCTCCGGGTGCTCGGTGAGCTCGGTATAAATGGTGGGGAAGGGGTTCGAAGCGTCGGCGATCGCTGCCGCCTGCGCCAGGTAATGCGTGTCAGTCGCCCCCGTGTCCGCGCCGGCATGCACCAGGTATTTGACCGCGTCGCCGTTGGCCAGACCTTCGATCGTTAGGGCATCGTGCAGCGGATCGTTAAAAGTCCAGGCGACATTGGCGAAGAGCGCGGCGAGGATATGATCGCGCAGCCAGCGCACGTCAGCGCTCGTGAGGGTGGCCGTAATATCGTTGGCCTCCTGCACACTCATTTTCTCGCGCGCCTTGAAGGTTGCCCCCCAGGCTGTGCCGCCATCCTGGAGGGGATAGGCCACACCGTACTGCCCGGCCATCTTGATCGGGCGAGCCCGGCCCTGCTCATCCAGGGGCTGGAGGCGCGCCACGGTCGGTGAGTTGAATTTCTCTTTGAAATCGGTTGTGCGCTGGGCAAAGAGCTCCAGGATCGCGTCGATCTGCCGGTTGTGTTCAGCCACCGACTGGTTGATCGCGTCGTTGACCACCTGTACTCCGACCTCGGTCACGCGCCTGGCGGCCAGGTCTTTGAGCTGGATAAAACCGTAAAGCAATTGGTTAGCCATTCTATCCTCCTCGCTTTACAGGTCGACAAGCAGGAGCTTGTCGAAGGCGGTCCCGAGCGTGGTCGACGTGCCGGGGATGACCCGGCCCACCACGACTGACACGGTGCCCGCAGCATCGGCGAGCGCGCCATCGGTATCACTTAAATAGACAGGCGCGTCGTAGGCCAGACCGGACAGGTCATAGCCATCGACCACGCCTTTGCGAATCGCCGTGACCGGTTCGCCGGCCACGTTCGCTTTCCCACCAACGACAACCCCATAGATCCGAGCCTCGGCGGCTGTGGTTCCGTTGGCCTTGGTGTATTTGCCATTGGAGGTGTCGAGACGGACCGCCTGACCCGGGCTGCAGACCTCAGCGGTCGGCAGGGTCATCTGCGAGATGCTTTCGACCACCTCCAATTTATTTGCAGTAACCAACGCTAAGTTGGCCATTGTTTACCTCCTCCATGGCGCCAGCGCCATGATGTTAGAAACTTCGGGTGATGACGCTGGTGGAAGCTTTTTGCGCTTCCTTCTTGTCATCATCGGTGACCTTCTTCTCTTTTCCATCCGGCGTTTCGCTGTAGGTCGACGGCTTGGCGCCCAGCTCTTCCGCGTGCTCGGTGATGTACGCCATCGCCTCCACGGGATCCAACTTCTCGATCAATGGCAGCAGGTGCTTCGGCAGCTTCTCTTTGACCTTGTTCAACTGGTCCTCGAGTGCAGCCTTGTACTTTTTGGCCTCGGCCTGATACGACTCTAGCTCTGCCGATTGCTTCTCCAGTTCATCGATCCGCGCCTGGCGCTGCTCGGCGAGCTTCTGCCATTCCTGGTTTTTCGAGAGCGCTTCTTCCTCAGCCTTCTTGCGGACCTTTTCGGCCTCAGCCTCAGACTTTTTCCGTTCGCGCTCCAGGCGGTCCTTGACGATCTGGTCTAGCTCGGCCTGTGTGAATTTCTTCTCATCCCTGGCCTTTGCCTTGTCCTTATCGTCTCCAGCTTCTGAATCTTCAGCCGACTCGTCTTTCTTCTTGTCAGCCGGATCCCCGGCGCCGTCGTCCGTACCGGATCCACCACCAGTCTCTTTGTCAAAGTACAAACCACTGAACAGCCAATCGAAAAGCATTTCTTCCTCCGTGTTTTTTCCGCCTCACGTGTGGCGTAAAGGTGGGGATTACACTTGCACCTGCACGATTTGGAAAGCCAATCGAAGTGCAGGTGAACGAAAAACCGGCCACCAGCGCTTCCTTGCAGTTGCGCAGTGGCCGGTTGGGTCTTCCGGCAATCCCTCATGAATGCCCCAGCGGGCAATTGACTAACGCATTATAGCATCATTGGAAGATGCCATGCAATGTTTACTATGTTTCGTTTAGATCAGCAGCAGGATGCCGGCCAGTGCCAGGAAGATCCCCGTCAGCCAGCCAGGGACGGCAACACCAAATCGCTCAAGCGCCATGAGTAATAAAGCAATGGCAAGAAAAATTGTCGGGGCCATGGAGACTCCTTTCTTCAATTCACACAGGCCGCGCGCCAGATCACAATTCCGCGGCGCCGGATCTCTTCCACTTTGCGGGTCTGGAGATCGACCAATATGTAATCGTCGATCTTCATCTGGATGGGCGCAACGATCTCGACTTTGTGGCCGGCCACCAAATGGCCACAGGCTGCCGGCGTGCCTTTGGGGAGCTCAATCAGGATCTGGAATTCCATCAACAGGGAAGGGAAGCTGACAATCATTCTGCCTCGCTCTCCTCTATGTCGGGAGTTCCTGTCCGGTATTCGAACGTACAGTGACAGTTGGTCAGGCAAATGCTATCCCCGATCGCCGGCAGGGTGCCGATCGGCTGCCATCCCTCCGCAGCATAATCGAGGCAGTCCGGGCAATGATCTGCCTCGCCCAGCACTCTCCTCTCAAATTCCATGCCATTCATCGTCCGCTCATAGCGCCGGCGCATCTCCTCGAACGTGCCGCGCGCTGCATCTCCATACATATCAGCCCGGACGAGGGCGGTGCCATTGAGGAGCTGCTCTCCGCTGGCGATCTGGTCGGAGAAGTTGCGGAGAAAATCATACTGCGTGCGAATCAACCGCCCGGCTGCACCCCAGTCGCTCTGGCTCATCTGAGCCCAACCTCCGCGCGCGCTGGCCGCCGAGGCCGTGTGGGCGAGCTTGACCTGCTCCAGCATGCCCGATTGCCATTCGGCCAGGGAGATCTGGCCGTCGACCAGGCTCTTCGTCAACACATTGATCCGGATTGCCGACGCGTCGATCACCGACTCGAGCGCGTCGCGCACATCGGCGAAACGCACAAATTGACCGGTGCGCAAATCAATGTACCGGCCTGTGGCCTCATTCCACCCATAGCGGGATGTTAGAACATTTGTTTGGATAGGGAAGGTCACTGCTCTTCTTCCTCTTCAATCGTCTGGGCATCGAGGAGGCTTGCAAACTTCGGCGGTGCGTTGTTCCGCCAAAAGGCCTTGGCTTTTTCGATATCCTCGGGGGTCACCTGGGCGAGCTGGTCGAGCTGCTCGTCCGTCAGCTGTAGGGGCCGGCCGAGGGGCACACGGTTCTTTGCAGGGTCTGGCATTCCTACTCCTTCACGATTGCTCGCAATACCGGTAACATTATTGCTTCACCGCCGGCACGCGGTCTTCCTGCTGCAGTTTGATGGCCGCGAGCCGCTGCGTGCCCAGATTGCTCAGCTGCTGCTGCGTCCATCCCAGCCGGCGGAGATATGTCTCGATCGGGATGCCGGCAGCCACTGCTTTCTCGGACGCCTCCCACAGGAGCTTCTCGATGCGCAGGCGATACTCATCGCTCAGGGTCATCTCCTGGATCTGCTCGTCGTTGAAACCATTGAGCTTCATGGCCGTGACCAGCGGCATGCCGGCAGCCACTTGCGAGGTGATCAGCTCGGCCTTCT